ATAAGGCTTAATGCGAATCATTATCAATAGTGTTTATTGTTGTTGAGAATCATTATCAATAAGAATATGTCACTTTGTGGGGATGTTTTAATGATAATGAGAATCAATCTCAATAAGAATTAACCCCCATAGGGGAAATTTCAACGGGGGGTGGCTATAAAAAAAGAGGCACACACATTCTAATACTATTTTTCAACTTTTTATAACTTTAATTTAAGATTTTCTTTAGGTGAGGTTTTTAGGTTCTTATTTACCTACTTTTTTCATTGCATCTTTGTGTGATTGTGTAAATGTCTTACCTTTCTTCATTGCATTTACCATAGCTTTGATATGATTTCCTGTATGATGAACAGAATGTCTTTTCATTGCGTTTTGTTGTCTTTTTGTTAAATCTTTTAAGTTTACGCCTTTAATCTTCATTTTTCTCCTTGTTTATTATAATATATAATATACAAAATATTTTATTAATAGACTCTTGGTGAATATTGTTGAAAGGATAGAGAGATATTACCCCTAGCACTTACTAGAGTTCTCTAAATCCTTTGCAATTTAGACTCTCGGAGCCATATTGCCATCGGATATGATTATAGCAAATAAACTAAAACCACGGACAATCATCAGTTTCGGGTTATTTCCCTAGAATCGGCCTCAATTGTCTTCGAGTTGGCCTGTAGCTTTGATTCACCCCTTATTGTAGCTACTTTTTCTAACATAAACGCAACAAGTCTCAAACCAAACCATTTATGCGAGGTGTAATTTATGTTAAATTTTTTTTAAAACCAAATATGTCTTATATTAATTCATGGATTTTAAAGTAATTAAGGGAAAAAAGAATTATTTGTATGATTCTATACAAGAATTTCGGATTCATCACCCAGATGAGCCATTAAACGAGAACTGGCGTAAGGCAAAGGAGGGTGAATGGGTAGTTACAGACGACCAAAACGTGTGTCAAATTCTAAAATGTTACGATTTAAAGATAAATATGTCCAAAAAAGTTACAAAATGCTCAAGAACTGTCTTAGGTACGTTCAGGGTAGACAATCATAACATACAATTACTGGGCGAAGACGGTATTGCAGAGAATATATACACGTTTTCAAGGACATATAAAGCATTTAAGCAATATCAAAAGGATGGATTAAAGCCAAAAGAGTTTGTTTTTGCTAGATATGTGGCTGAGGGGATGGGAATCTCACAGGCATACGCAAAAGTATTCAAGAAATCAAAGAGTAGTGAATACATTGCCAACTCAGCCAAACAATTAATGAAAAAAGATGAGGTTAAAAAGATGGTAAAAGAAGAAATAAAGAGGGTATTGGAAGAAGAAAACGTATCAGCCAACTGGATTGTGTCTCGATATAAGGATATTGCAGACCTTGCCGACAAAGATTCTGATAAATTACGTTCATTGGACTCGTTGTCAAAGATTTCGGGTTTATTTGACACAGAAACGAAACAAGAACAATTAACTGTATGGTCAGGTTTTACATCAGAACAAATGGAGGCACTTAAAGATGGAAGCAAAACAGAGCTCATCGGACACAAAGAAACAGAGTAGAGACAAAGACCCTTGTCCTGTATGCGATTATGACTTGTATTTTGATGCTGATGCAACCAAAAGAATTGGCATAATTAACGTAAAAAGAAAGGTTCTAGGTTGGATTTGCCCTGAATGCGATAGTGAATTTGATTTAGACGATAATATTGTGTATATTTACGGTGAAGATTCAATACAAGGAAAAGCATAAATGCCACATTTACCAGGACATAACAGACCATTTACAAGTTTTTTAACGCAAGGTATGCAAAATACCAATCAAAATATTAATACAATGAGCATGCCAAACAATCAAATTAATTTTCCAAAAAACCCAAACCCATCAAATCTTCCTATGCAACCTGGATTTCAAGGTGTTGGAAACTTTTTTAATAAACCTATGCCAAAAGGGCCATCAGAACTTCCTATGCAACAAGATTTTATGGACATGGGTGGACCTAAACCTACGGATAAGCTTGAAAATCCAAGCAATATTTATATGGGGCAAAATTTTATGATGAATCCAAATAACCCAAAACCTGGATTATCTGCAATGGGTCAAGGATTTGACGTGAACAACGATGGAGTTGTCAATATGCTTGATGCAACAGCAATTACTGCTGGCTCGTCTCCATTAGATTGGATGCAATCAACTGGAGCTGGACAATTTACTTTTGATGACTATATTGAGTCATTTTATCAAGGTGGAATAGAACAAGGTCTTTATCAAAATGAAGGCAACTTAATGTATGAATCAGCTACAGATTGGTATGAAAACTTATATCCTGGTACTCAACAAGATTTACAAGGGCAATTTAATAATCCAGAGTATGCTACAAACGAATACTATCTATCAATGTCTGATTTCAATCTTGAAGAAGGAAGTGGTGCAGGAAATTATGGGCTTAACCCTTTATATGGTCTTAGATATGTGCCAGGAGCTCCTACTCCTGGAGCTGCTACAACAGCAAATATGGGTTCGTATTATGATATGGGTTACGGAGAAGAGTCTCAACAAGGATTTCTTGAAAATTTAATGAACTATGTGCACCCATCGCAAAGTGCTCCGCAACAATTTACAGGTGGTGGAGGCACAGGTGGTCAAAGAGCAAGAGACTTATATTATCCTGGAACATCGGGTGGTTTTGCAGGAGTTGGCCAAGGACTTAGAGGTGGCGGAATGCAAGATATGTTAAAAAATATAATGGGTTAATATAAATGAATGATTTATTAACAGCATTACTAGGCCAAGCAGAATCCAATTGGGGGATGGATGAGGCAGCAATTCAAGATGCAATGGCAAAAATAGCATTTCATGAAAGCAAATATGGAACACCTGAATATACTCCTATACAAATTAGCGATGAATCTTCTTCAGGATATGGTCCTGGCAGAGGCTTATATCAATATGAAATAGGCGAGCAAAAAGGTGCACATACCGCAATTAACAGATTAATATCTTTTAATAAATCAAAAGGAAATCAATACGATATAAGTTTTTTAAAATCAATAGTTGATGATAAATCGTATGATTTTAGTCGATTAACTCCCGAAGAACAAAAAATTTTATTTTTAGCAGACAAACTTATTGACCCAACTGCTAATATGGGCAGATATGATACAGATGGAGATAAAGTTTTATCAAATGAAGAATTAGCTGGCTTTCATGCAGATGAGCATTGGGCTGGATATGGAGGAGCTGAAAATTTTATATTTGATTTAATAGGAGGTATAGGTCCAACAAAACCACTTAATTTACTTGAAATGATGGAAAGACATGCTTTTATGGATAAAACATCCGAAGATTATCAATTTTATAAACCTTAATGGCAAATTTAAACCTTAATGGTAATGTTTCAAAAAACGAAGAAGCATTACAGTTAGCACATTCAAATCTTATTACATTTGGGAAATTGTTTTCTCCACAAGACTTTTTGGCAAGTGCAACGCCAGATTTTCATATTGATGTTGGAAAACTACTATTAGATAAAAATAAACAACAATTAGCACTAGTATTACCTCGTGACCACGCAAAATCTACTTTGGCTGCTGCAGCTGTTTTACATAGATTTTTATTTGCCACAAAAGATAAGCCTGAATTTATTGCATGGATTGGAGAAGCACAAGACCAGGCTAGGGATAATTTAAATTGGATTGCTAACCATATATATTCTAACCCTGCTATACACTATTACTTTGGTGACCTACAAGGAGATAAGTGGACAAAAGACGAATTTACTTTGAGCAACGGATGCAGGATGATTGGCAAAGGTACATCACAAAGACTTCGTGGTAAAAAGCAATTATCATCTAGGTATACAGGTATTATACTTGACGACTTTGAATCAGAGTTAAATACTAAAACACCTGATTCACGTAGACAAATTAAAGAATGGGTAACTGCTGCTGTTTATCCTGCTATTGACTTTGATAAAGATGGTTTTTTGTGGTGCAATGGAACAATTGTTCATTATGATGCATTTTTAAATGTATTGGTTAGAAACAAGCAAGAAGCTGATAAAACAGGTGAAGATTATGCTTGGGAAGTTTATACTAAAAAAGCAATAGAAGATGGTAAACCATTATGGCCTTCTAGGTGGCCAATGAAAAAACTTGAAGAACGTAAGCAGTTTTACATTGACTCAGGTACTCCTGCAAAGTTTTACCAAGAGTATATGAATCAAGCTAAGTCACCAGAAGACCAAATATTTAGTGAGGGGGATATTAATGATGGAATATATCAAGGCAATGCAAGGTTTGATGAAGCAGCTGACTCGTGGTATATACAGTTTGCTAATGGCGATAAAGAATATGTTAATATATATATTGGTGTTGACCCAGCCTCAACAATTACTACTCGTAGTGATTATTCCGTTATTATGGTGCTGGGCGTTACTAGCGATTATGATTATTACGTTATTGAATATTGGCGTAAAAGAGTCTTACCCATGGAGTGTGCCGATGAAATATTTAAAATCGCTAAAAGATATTCGCCAATCAGAAGAATAAATATTGAAACAATTGCATACCAAGAAATGTTGCGTGACTATATTATGAAGCGTAGCAAGCAAGAAGGTTTGTTTTTACCAGGAATAGAAAAAGGTGTTAAGAATTACAACTCAAAAAAGAAAGATAGATTGTTTGAAGGACTACAGCCTATGTTTAAAGCTGGAGCTGTTCATCTTAAAAAACAACACCATGAATTTATTGATGAGCTCATTGATTTTCCAAAGGGCTCTCATGACGATATTATTGATGCTTTTTATTTAGCAACTCAATGGGCTAAGGGTAATTCTAAGGCTGGAACTATAAAAAGAGAGAAAAACAAAGAAGGGTCTTGGATAAAGCCTAGAAAAATGTACGATTGGATGACAGGAAGAAGGATAGGCTGATTTGTTATTTAACATAATTTATTCTTATATTATACACTGTGATTAAGGAAGATTTTAGAGCAAAAGAAATTCGAGAGATGTTTGACCGTTGGTCTAACGCAAGAGAGGACTGGGATGTTGCTGCTCGTGAAGATATAGATTTTTACTTGGGCAACCATTTTAGTGCAGAAGAATCAGACGAACTTGCTTCTCGAAATCAGTCTGCAGTACCTATTGACAGGCTGTATTCTGCTATTGAACAATTTAAAGCAATTATAACATCTAAACCTCCAAAGTTTTCAGCTGTTGCAAGAGAAGACTCTGATACTAAACTAGCAAATGTATGGAAAGTTATTCTTGAATATATATGGGACTTATCAGATGGTAATGAGCAGTTTAAACAAGCAGTTCATGACTATACTGTTACAGGCCTAGGTTATTTTTATGCCTACATAGATAAAGAAGCTGACTATGGTCGTGGTGAAATAAAATTTAAACATTTAAATCCTTTTAAAGTATATGTTGACCCTAACTCAAGAGATAGGTATTTTGATGATTCTTCTGGAATAATGGTTTCACATATTATGAGTAAAATGCAACTTTTAGATGCATACCCACAATTAGGTCAACCAATAGAAGAAGATGGGGAAAGATTATTAATTGATAGTATTGAAACAGAGTCAGAAGAAGATTGGCCTAGCAATACAAATAAAAGGACTATGGGTTCATTTACTCCTGATGTTGTAAAAGACTATGATTATCAAGGCTCAAGTGAAAAATATAGACTTATTGAATACTATTCAAAAATTAAAGTTCCATATTACAGAGTTTTAGATAAAAGAACTAATCAAGAAAAAATTATTGAAAAAGAGCAATTTGACGCTATGTCTCAAGACAGTCAATTTATTAATGCTATAGAAAAAGGTTTAATTGATTTTGTTGAAGTTCAACAAACAAGAATTAGACAAACATGTTCAGTTGGGCAAATTGTATTATTTGATTTAGTTTTAGATACAGATATATATCCAATTGTTCCAGTTCCAAACATTTGGACAAACACTCCTTATCCAATGAGTGATGTTAGAAAGAATAAAGATTTTCAAAGGTTCCTCAATAAGACGGTGTCGTTAATCACATCACACGCACAGGCTAGCTCAGGACTAAAACTTCTTATACCTCAAGGAAGTGTTCAAGATATTGAAGAGCTCGAAAGAGATTGGGCTAACCCGAATGCCACCCTCGAATATGATGCTTCTTTTGGGGAACCACATTTTCCTGCTCCACAACCATTGAGCAGCTCAATAATGCAGTTGCCTGGTATGATTGAAAAATATATTGATTTGAATATGGGAATATTTGAAATGATGCAAGGAAATGCAGAGGCAGCACCAAGAACATCGTCAGCAACAATGATGATGGAGGATTTTGGCCAAAGACGTTCTAAGTCTAAGTTAAGAGACATTGAAGGTTCGTTAAAAAGAATTGGAAGGGTTGTATATAATTTAGCTAAATCACATTATAACTTTCAAAAAACATTTAGAATATCACAACCTAATAATGATATAAATGAATTTACAGTTAACAAAAGACTGTATGATGATAAAACAAAAGAATTACAAACAATTGAAAATGAAATTTCAGTTGGACAATTTGATATTAGAGTAATTGGTAACTCAACAATGCCATCAAATAAATGGGGAGAGTGGGAAATATATATGCAGGCTTATCAGTCAGGACTTATTGATAAGGTTGAAGCTCTCAAGAAAACAGACATATTTGATAAAGAAGGTGTATTGTCAAGAACAGACCAAATTATGCAATTGCAACAAGCATTGCAAGGTGCTCAAGAACAAATTAAGAAAGTTTCAGGCGACTTACAAACAGCACATAGAGAATCTATACAAGCACGTAAGCGTACTGAGGTGGAAAAATTCAAAGCAGAGCTTAACAAAGACTCTTCTAATAAGAAGGCTGAAGATAAGCTAGCTATTGGTAGACTAAAAGATGCGGTCAAGCTGGAGTCAGAGAAATTGCGTGTAGGCAGTCAAGCTCAGTTACGACAACAGAAATCGCAAAAGGAGAAGTAAAATGACAGACGCATATGAAAGTGGGAATCCTCAAGTTGAGGGTCAACCTATTGACAATGTAGGGCAAGATAAAGGGCAAAACGTAAGCGAGAGTTCTAATCAAAATTTGGAAGAACAAGTTAAATATTTCCAATCAGAAAAGGATAAACTTGCTAATGAAAATCAAAATCTAAAAAAGTATGAGTCCATTGGGAAATTGCTACAAGCGAGACCAGATATTGCAAATACAGTTGCAACAATGGTTCAGGGCGGTCAACCCCAAAATGTTGGACCTCAACGAATAGAATTAGATAAAGATGATTTTGACCCATGGGAAGCCTATAATGACCCGAAATCTAAATCGTATAAGTTCAGACAGCAAGAACTACAAGACAGTATTGGACAAGCTGTAAACCAAAGGATGGCAGGCGTAATGAAACAACAAGGTATTCAACAATTAAAGGGTAACCTTTTACAGCAAGGATTAACTCCTGCTGAAGTTGATTCTTTTATGAATTTCGCTGCAAAAAATCCTTCGGAATACGGAGTTGAAGGTGCTGTTAAAATGTGGCGTGCTGTTATGAACGATGGCCAAGGAACAGTTGACCCGTCTGCAAGTCCTCTTGACAATGTCAGACAAACTCAGGCAACGCCTACTCCTGGAGGAATACTTCAAGGTGAGCAGCCTCAAGTTAAATCTGAAAAAGATGGTATGTGGGACGCTATTGCTGCTTCTGGAAGCCGAAAGAATGTATTGTAAATAAAATAACTAAGGAGAATAACAAAAATGGCTACATATAATCAAGGGCCTGTAAATGCAGTAAGTGGAATTACTCCTGGACAAGGTGTTGTTGACAGTGCAAGTATGTCAACAAGACGACTGTACGATTTTAGCGATAGAGTCGCAGAACTGTCACCAGAAGAATCTCCATTTTTTGTGTATTTATCACAGGTCGCAAAAGTTCCAACATCTGATTCGCAATTCAGATACTTGGAAGACAGAACACAAATAGCTATGACTGATAGAAGTTTTTCAATGGCAGCAAGTGCAACAATAGCTGCTCCAGGAGGACTTACAACAATAACTGTTGATGATGGTGCTTCAAGCCCTTCTTCTGTTGACTATTTAATTAAAGGAATGGTTTTAAATGTAAGACATAATGCAGCAGCAGGTGCTGAAGCAGATGAGCTTGCACAGGCAACTGTACGAATTGAATCTGTTTCTCATGATTCTGCTGTTACAACATTGTCAGTAAAAACTATACAGGCTTCAACTGGAGACTCGTCAACAACTGCTGTTGATAATAATGCTTTAGTAACTGTAATAGGTACTGGTTTTGGTGAAGGTTCAGGTGCACCAGACGTATTTTCACAAAAGCTTGATGATGGATTTGGATATACTCAAATCTTCAAAACAGCTTGTGAAATGAGTAATACTGCTCTTGCTACAATTTATCGTGGATATGCTGATGAATGGGCAAGAATCTGGAACTTAAAACTAAGAGAGCACAAGATTGATATCGAAAGAGCAATGCTTTTTGGTATGAAAGGTTCTCAAGGTGGTGTACAGTATACTGATGGTATTGCAGGTAGCATTGTAAAAAATGCTGCAGTAGCAGTAGGTGGGAGCCAAGTTACTGAAGGTGATGCGGCTTTATCTTACTCAGAAAAAAAATCATTTATTAAATCATACACAGCAGCTCAATTAACATATGATTCTTTGCTTGGTGATTTTGAAGTGATTTTTGACCCTGCAAGAGGCGGAGCAAGCTCTAAATTAGCGTTAGCTTCATTACCTGTAATGTCTCAATTCAATAAGTTGGGGGCCGATGGTTTTATTGATGGCTCAACAGCAAGCACTCAAGCACAATATAATCTTGAAAAATCTCAAGGAACATTTGGGCATAGGGTGTTAAAAATAGACACAATTCATGGTGACATGACATTAGTTAAAGAGCCATTATTCAGAGCAAATTATTCTGGATACATGTGTTTAGTTGACTTAGACCACGTAGCTTACAGACCACTAGTTGGAAATGGTTACAACCGAGACACATCAATTACAACAAATGTGCAACAAGCGGATGAAGATTTAAGAAAAGACCTAATCTTAACAGAGGCTGGTCTTGAAGTATCTCTTCCTGAAACTCACGCACTATTACACTTGGAGGGCGTATAATATGAGAAGTGATTTTTTAAACGAAAATAGTAACTTTACAGGTTCTCATAAACTTAAAGTGAAAGAGTTATCCGCAGCTTCATCGTTAGCAGAAGCAGATTCAGGTTCAATATTTTTATTGAACTCTGCTACAGAGTTTGCAACAACTTTACCAGCAGTTGCAGATGCAGGTGCAGGTTGGTATTGCAAGTTTGTAGTTAAGGCTGCTCCTTCTAGTGCATCATATACTATTGTTGAAAAAGCAGCAGACGATACTGATGTTATTATTGTC